TGTGCCGATCGCGCGGTACTCTTCCACTTCTGCTTCCAGTTCCTCGATGTATTCATCTTTGTGGTCGCAGTTGTGGCAGATCTGTGTAGAAATGTTTGCAAATTCGTTTTTAATATTAGGGTTGATTACTGATGTGTGCCAGCGCTGCACCTCTTCCAGTGCCTTGATTGCCATTGCATAAGCATTTTCAAGTGATTTTCCCCATGATGTATCACACGGAATCGCTTTTCCAAGTTCGTTACAATCATATTTTAATTCTTCAATTGCTTCATTCTCCGTCATGTCTATCCCTCCTAATCTGCCATTACCGGCAAAGCAAAGGCCCACAGGCACCACGCCGATCCCGTCATCTTGATTCCGGCGATAACCGCAATGCTAACAGTGATCCACTTCACAGCTTTTTCAAAACTCAATTTTCTGTTCTTGCGCTTTTCCCGGCATATATCGTTGCTCGGCACTCCATGCAGCAATATGTTTTTCCGAGCTTGCATTCTTTTTCGCAACCCATTATTTTTCCTCACTCTCCCTATACGGCTCTGGCAGTGGCATCCATGCGATAACTTTTTCATATCCCAATTCTTCATTGGTCTGAAATTCGGAGTCTACAAATCCTAACGTTTTTCCATCGTAAAAGTCGCGCCAAAAGCCAAACCCACGCCCCTCTTCATATTGGCAAAACATAGGTAAATCTTCTTCGTGGTTCTCAACAATGCACATATAAAACCTCATATCAAAGTCTTCCGGCAGTCTCTCTGTTACCGGAACCCATGTCCCAAACTCCGGCTTTCTCGCTACTGTTCTCATACATTCAATCATTTCCCTGCTCCCTCCTGTACCTTAACTGATACGGCACCTCTCTGAATCTCTTAAGCGCGTCGCCGCTCACATGCTTGCTCGGGCGTGTCATCTTCTCACTGATTTCCATAACGCGCCTGCGGCGCTCCTTACTGTCTCTATGCATTTACCTCTCCCCCTCCCGATCGTAACGGGCACCACCTCGGCGACGTTTTAACCACCGCCAGCACCTCCCGCTCCGCTTCCTTGCAAATTCTCATGGGATCAAACCGCTCCCGCTGGATCTGACCGCAATGCTCACACTTTGCACAGATATGCACCGGCTCATAACCGTCATTTTCTGTGACGTACCGGAGACCGTTTTTGTTCACGTAATACACCAAGCCGCTGTATTCGCACCCGCCGTTCAGCGCCGGGCATATGATCTCATCGTAAATCTGTCTGATCGTCTTGCCCGCTTCGAGTGCCGCCACAATATCCTCTCGGTACGGGTCATACATGCTCGTTCTTTTTCTTCTCTCCATTGCCCTGTCCTCTCATAACTTTTTCAATCATCTCTTCCTGATTCCGCTCCGCGATATGGTCCCGAACCGATTCCTCCGGAAAAGCAATCTGATATGTCCGCTCCTTGATCCGGTTCGTGATCCGGTCATCGTACCGCAGACTGTCCAATGATTCGTTGCTCGTAAAGATAGTCACTTTCTTGTTGATGTACCGCTCGTTGATGATCTGGTACATCTTGTCGTTGATCCACGCCGCCGGGGATTCCACGCCGAAATCATCGATAATCAGCACATCCACCGTGTTAAGTGCATCCAGTAACCGACTCTCACTGTATTCGGCATCCCGCCGCCATGTATTCTTGATCTCCTGCAGGATGGTCAGTGATACTGCAAACTTAACCGCATAGCTTTTCATAAGCTCATTCGCAATACCTGCGGCGATCCGTGTTTTTCCGCTGCCCTTTGTGCGGGACCAGATAAACAGCCCCATGCCCTGATCCCTCTGGCTCCCGAAATCATCCAGGTAAACCTTTATGATCCGGCAGGCATCTGCCACCGTCTTTTTGCTGTCCGGCTGTCGATACACGTCCGTACGGAAGGTTTTCAAATCCATCCCCCGGAACGCTTCCGGAATATCCGCAAACCGCAACCGCCTTGACATCGCCGCCCGCTCCCGGCACTTACATTCCACCGCCGTTGTGATACCGTCCTTTTCGGTCAATATCCACTCGGTACCATTGCATATCGGACACACATCAGAATCCTTCAAATTCTCCGGTGTCTCCAAGTTCTCCGAGCCGCTCATTGATCGATTTTTCATGCGCTGTAGTATTTTCTCCAGCGTTTGTTCCATCTGCTCCATTGCTCACTCCTTTTAGGTACTGCATAAATACGTTCTCACGAAGCCAGTTCTCCGGTTTCTTGATGTACCGCTCCGCCGTTCTGTCCCGCCAACAAGCATCTGCATAATTCTGCGCCGCCCGTATCAGATCATCCTCCGGTACGCCAGCCATCACCGCATTGCAGTATTCCGATTCTGCCAGATAGCCAGTACATTTTTTCGGGTAGGCTGCAGCAAATTCCACGAACCGCTCCACGGGGGATATAGGGGGTGTATTTCTTCCCTTCTTTCCTTCTTTCTTTTCTTCTATTGTTGGCGTTAGAATGTCGTTAGAATGTCGCTTGCTTGTCTCTTGACTGTCGTTTTGCTTGTCGCTCGTCTGGTATAAATCGTACTTAACCACTGTAAATACGGTATATTTGTTTGTCGTTTTGCTTGTCACTTCGCCTGTCTTTTTCAAATGCGAAATTGCTGTCCGAATTTCGCGCTCCGTAAGTCCAGTTTCGCCCGCCAGCTTCCCGATGGACGAGACAAATGATCCACGCGAAACCGTTGTCCCTTTAAAATTTCCATCCTTCCAGTTGGCTTTCAACAGCATGTGGATGAACAGCCGGGTGGTATTGATATCCGTGTACCATTCCCATTCCAGCAACCCCCGGCTCAATTTTATGTAGTTGCCATCCAACCGATCACCCCGTTTCTAAGTCCTTAAGCAGGTCTTTCAGCGTCATTTTCGCCTGTCCCGCGGTAAGTTCCGGGATCGTGAACTTATACTCCATCCGCACCACCCATCCGCATCTGTGCATTACAATCATTGATCTGATCCACCAGGTACGCCGGAAGCGTATAGCAGTCAACAAATTCATGTGCATCCGCGAGATCCTTTCTCTTCAACGCCTTGTAACTCTTCATCTTGCCCTCATCATCGTAGATTCCAAATTCCCGGCGGAGCTGGTTGTAAATATCCCGATACACTCTCTGCCGGATCGCATTGTCCAGATATGCTTCCGTTTTCTTGCCGCCGAGAAGTTCCGCGCCTCTGCGTCTGATATGTGCCGACAATTCATCCGATTCTGCGCCGAACAGCGGCATATCGTTCTCGATGTGGTCGATGCGATGTTCTACCTTGGTCACACGCTTATCTACGATCAGTGCGGCTTTCAACTCTGGCGACATCCCCTCAAGCAGATTGCTGTGATCAAAATAAGAATCAACCAGACGATCGTATACTTCCCATGCCGTATCCGTATTTAAAGATTTTGCATGGAGGAACGCACCCTTCTTTGTCCAGAGGTAAAGTTTATTCAAATTTCTAGCGAAACCTAAATTTTCGGTTTCGCTTTTGAACCGTTTCAGCTCCTCACCATCCAGACAAATAAAATGCTTTCCTTCCACATATCTGCTCTTATTGTTGTTAAAATTATCTGTGATTTTCTTTGCTTCAACGCCATACGCTTCTGCAATCTGCTGCGTTGTCAGCACTCTCATGCCTCTATATTCTGTAACCTTTAATTCTTCCAATTACTTCTCCTTCCCCCTCCGGGACGACCCCGGAGGTATCATCATGGCTTCGACAGTTCGTGATATAATAAGTCTCCGCATGATCGGTTTCTTTCGCCTACAGGCGGGTGTTTCAACCCTCTTTTACAAAACAATGCCGTAAACCTTATACATCTCCCGAAAACGTTTCACTCCGAGTTGATGTGCCATCGTGTGGTGCATCCGGCAAAGGCAGATTTTCTTATATCCAGAATCATCTATTCTGCGCCGGTCATTCCCCATACCGATCGCATCCTCGTGATGGATTTCTCCGTCTTTACCGCATATAGCGCACTTCTTATGCATAATGCAGTAATAGAGGTACTTCCCTATATCATCCGTGCGCTCTATTGCATTTTCTGACAGCGGTATTCCCTCTTCCAGAGCAAATTCGAGTATCGTATTGATAAACTCCCGCGCCGTGTCCATCGAACAATTAGAAAGACTAAAATAAGCGTCGCCCGTGCGAATCATATGCTGATATTTCAGGATCTGTTTCATTTCTTCCGGCAAATATCCGGTGTAGTCTGCTATATCCCGGATTGTTGCATAGGCTTTCTTACGCTGCTCCGCGGAGATATGCCGCCCATCATCAAATCGGATTTCTGCATTTTGAATTCTTTTCTTTCGGAGCATGTCCCCAAGCTGCATATCTGGAACATATATCATAAGGTCCGTACCATTCTTGTCCTCCCGGTACTTCTTAATATCCACAAGCGCGTGCATCACTCATCATCCTTTTTTCCAGCTTTTGAAGCAATCGTTACCTCTAATTTTCTCATGCATCTGTTCCACTGATTGATGTCCATCTCCTGCAAAGTGTTCACATGAAATAGTTCCACAACCTCATCCATCGTAACTTTTGCCTCATTCAATTTTTCAACCAGCACTTTGTATTTGATGTCATCAATTTTTTGTGATGCATACTGTTTAAATACAATGTTCATATCCTGATCAACAATTTCTAATTCGTCGATCTTTCTGTCCGATGTGTATGTAATAAGATTGACACTGAACTTTTTCTTAGTTGTGGCTTTTCCATTGTTGTCTGTCTTAATACCCGCATCTTTCGCGTTAATCCATATATACGGTGCTGTATAAAGTTCCCTGCCTATTCCGTGCTTAACACAGGCTCTTTTAAATGCATCCGAAGCCCGCCCCTTTTCCTTTGCTGTGTACGATGCCGTTCCGACATCCTCTTTTGCTATCCACATCTGTTTGGCTTCATCCCAAGCAGAAATAATGCAGTATAAATCGCCATCGATGACTTCATACTTATCCTGCCATCCAAGCGGACCGTATTTCTCATCCAAGCGTTTCTGACCATCTCTCGATGTGACATAAAGCAATAACGAGAGCCCTTTTTCTGAAATTTGCTGTATCCTACAGCTTATCTCGTTCGCCTGCAATAACGTACTTTCCATTTCTTCCACCTCTCAATCGTCAAAATAAACCGTTGTATCATCCAAGCACCGATCACAGTAATAATCTCCACCTATCAAGTGTGCCGACTCATCCTGTATGTGCTCACCGCAGCAAACACATACAGGGCGTCGCTGCAACCATGCCTCCTGTGCGCTGTCTCTCTCTTCATAATCCCGTCTATCCGGCGCGATCTCAATCATCGATATACTCCCACTCTCCTTTGTCGCCATTGTCACTGATCTTAAGTCTCACTGCTGTCTCTGGCGAAACAGCCAGCACCCCGCTAATGCTCCCGTCATCCGTAACGGTAATAGTGGCAATTCCCGCAATGCCGACCCCTTCCAGTGTTTCCGGCAATTCCCGCAACACATCCACAAGATTGCACATATCCTTGTTACATAACCTTGCTTTCATTCAAAAAATCCTCCACTTCCAGCTGCGTCCATTCCGTTGCCCGGGTCATTCGCTCCATCTTCTCCTCGCGGCGCTGCCGTTCTGTCTCCCCGGTAACGCAGTCATCACACATACCATTCCGACCCTCGCCCGGGTCCATCATGCAACCGCAGCACCTACATTGATACTCGTACATTGACATATCCTCCACATCAGTGTTACAATAAACGCAGAAATACTTATGTATTCCTACGGTAAATAGCACCTGCGTTCGCCAAAACAGTCAGGGTGCTATTTTTTTGTCCAAATCGATAAACTCCACATCCGCATCCAGCCTGTCCCGTCTGCGGATAAAGTAAAAACATGCTTTCCGCCGCTCGGCTCTGCTCAGCTCCACCGACATGATCGCCAAGCCCGCCAATGATACCAACGCGCCTAACGCAATCACGGCAATAAGGTAGTAATAATAAATGCCGTCTGCATCACACATTCCACCGAAAAACATTATGCCGACTCCGACCGCCGTAACGATCTTGCCTATCCTTTTCAACGTTCTCACCCCTTTCTTACGGCTTGTCCTCCGCTACCGCCTAAGCGGTTTCATCCTTCGCTATCCCGCGCATCTCTTCATCACGCTTCCGCTGATAATGGATTTTTACCAATGCCTTGGTAAGCCGTTCCGATGCTCCCTCGGTTATCGTTACGCTGCAGGTAATCTCTTTTCTCTTTCTCTTTGCCATACATTTCCACCTCCGTTAAATCATATGACAGCCTGCTTGTACCCTTTTCCTGCTTTGTGCATCATCTCCTCCGTTGTCAAACTATTCTTGTATGCTATATTTCTTACTCACATCTGTTGAACGTGAAGATAAAACTAAACCTGCGAGAAGAATAGGTTTTGCTAATTCCAATGATGCTTCGGACTCGATTTAGAAAGAAACTTTTGTCTTTCTATCCAAAGATTGCGAAAAGTTTCTAATTTTTCCTGCTGACTTTGAACCTGCAATTCAAGGTCAGCAATTCTTTTTTCCAATGCATCTGCTTTTCTTCTTGAAATCCACATCGCTTTTCCTCCCTTCTATTGCTTACTGGCATAATCTCATTATTATTGCAATTGAATTTGCTATAACTCCGACAGAATTTAATATGATAGATATTCCAATTATGAAATATCTCACTTTGTTGCTCTTTTCTTCTTTCATCTCTCACTCTCCCTTCTACTATTGTTGTAAATGTTCTCCTTCAGTGTTAAAATTCTTTGTACAGGCACTGCCATGTCGAGTATTATGAAAGGAGAACTTTAAATGGATATTAATAAAGTAATTGCGACCTCTCTTGATAAGTCCGTAAAGGATATTACTAATGGGAAAATTGATGAAGTCTTCAACTTGGATGATGAGCAACTTCAAAAAGCAGTCCAGCAAAACCAACTTCTTATGAATTATTCCATTACACTTCTAAAAACTTATCATGAGGAATTACGAAAAGAATTAGCTACTCACGGAATCGAGATTTAATTAACAAACAAGCATATAAGAAAGCTACTTCTTCTCTTAAAAAGGACTGCTTCCTGCCCGAAGTGGTCTTTTTCTTTTTTGTCTTTCTCACTCAATCATCTCCTTTCTTAAACAGCTCATTCACTGGAACTCCCAGCGCTGATGCAATATCCGGCATGTATTCAGCCATTATTGCCTTTCTTTCAGTCAACATTGCGCTAAATGCATTAGGTGAAAATCCGGCTTTTTCAGCAACAGCACATTGCTTAAGCCCTTTTAAACGAATAAGTCGTCTAATGTTGTTAATAATTATCTGGTTATTACTCACTTGGTGTTTTTCTCTCCTTTCTTCAAGATTCTTGGTTCTGATGTTATATTACTATTAGTTTCTTGGTTTGTCAATACTTTTTTCACAAGTTTTTTGGTGTTTTGTATTGACTGTCCAAGATAAAAATAGTAATATTCAAATATAGAATAAAGGAGGTGCTTTATGGGACTTTCAAATAGATTAAAAGAGCGAAGAGAACAACTAGGATTAACGCAAAGTGAAGTTGCTACCTTATTAGGGATAACCCCTGGGGCGGTTGGAAATTATGAAAACGGTGTCAGCACCCCAAAAGCAGATGTTCTTTTTAAAGTTTTCGATGCTTTAAAATGCGATGCTAATTACTTATTTCAAGATGAAATGAGTAAACGTTCACAAGAAGATAATGCTACTCCATTAGAAATGGAGCACCTTGTAAAAAAATACCGTGGTCTCGATACACACGGCAAAGAAATGGTAGACTTTACACTGGAAAAGGAATATGAACGCTCTGTTGTAGAAAAGAAGAAAACGGATAACATTGTTCCTATGACAGTTAAGGAAACTTCTACTTATGAAGTCAATGCCGCACACGCTGATGATTACATGAGCGCACCGGACGAACTAAAAAAGTTGGAAGAAGATATTATGGATGACGAAAACTTCTAGTCCAAAGAATTGGACACATAATGCGCTATTATATATCTCACAGGAGGGATTTATATGCCAGAGTTAAGTAGATTTTACGGAATCATCATTAAAATGTATTTTAACGATGTACAACAGCATCATAAGCCACACATTCACGCATTTTACGGAGACTATGAAGCCGTGATTGCCGTCGATGGCGAATTGTTAGCTGGCTCTATCCCCGCCAAGCAATTAAAAATTATCAACGGTTGGCTTGCCATATACGAGGACGAAGTATATGACGCATGGAACAAAGCCGTCAAAGGCGATCACTTTGACAAGATCAATCCATTATAGGAGGTGCCTTTATGTTTGAAGTAAACGGAATTGTATATGCAAATGAATTTAAGGAATCATTAAAGCTTACAGATGCCAGAGTTACTGACCGATTGATGATGCTTCTTACATTTTCTACCGGGGAAAAGCGTGTGTTTGATGCAACTGTACTGACTGGATCTGCTTTTGAACCGCTGAAAGATGAATCCATATTTGAAAATTTCAAAATCGTGCATGGTGCTCTTACATGGATGGACGAGGAAATAGACTGTGCGCCGGAATATATGTATGAACATAGTTACGCTTACGAAGAAATGTGTGTTTAGCTTATTGGGGGAATATATTTGACATACGAAGAACTTTTAATAGAAGCCGATAACAATAACCTTACCGTAAAAGAAAAGCCGCTCCCTGTCAGCAAGGGGCGGCTCAAAGGAAACCGGATCGCTATCAGAAAAGATATGACCGAAACAGAAAAGACCTGCGTCCTCGCCGAAGAGCTCGGACACCACTATACCGCAACCGGCAACATACTCGATCAGTCCACCGTTGAGAACCGCAAGCAGGAAATGCGCGGCAGGATCGTAGCCTATAATAAGCTGGTCGGCTTGCGCGGCATCGTGGATGCCTACTTACACCACTGTCAGAGCATATCAGAATCAGCAGAGTACCTTGAGGTAACCGAGGAGTTTTTAATTGATAGCCTTAATTACTACAGAAATAAGTATGGTGTATACACGAAACTGGATAATTATGTTATCTTTTTCCAGCCTAATTTAGTGGTCATGGAATTGATATAAATGGGATGAAATTAATATTAGATGTCCTTAACCTAGAAAATATCTAATAAAATTTAGGAGGAAATCGCATGAAAATAAATGCAAATGGAACTGAAATATCTTTAATTACTGATTCGAGATCAAACGAAGATTATATTTCATTGACAGACATCGCAAAATACAGAAATCCCGATGATGCCTCTGGGGTTATTGCCAATTGGTTGCGTAACAGAAATACTATAGAATATCTTGGTTTATGGGAGCAAATGAATAATCCAAATTTTAACCCCATCGAATTCGAGGGGTTTAGAAACAACGCTGGTTTAAACTCCTTTACATTATCACCACAAAAATGGATATCTTCCACAAATGCCATTGGAATTATCTCGAAACCAGGTCGATACGGTGGAACATTTGCCCACACAGATATTGCTTTTGAATTTGCATCTTGGGTTTCTCCAGAATTTAAACTATACGTTATTAAAGATTATCAGCGACTAAAAGCAGATGAAGCCCACCGTCTTGAAATTGGCTGGGACACCAAGCGTGAATTATCAAAAATCAATTACCGCATACATACTGATGCTATCAAAGAATTTTTAATCACACCAGAATTAACAAAGCAAGAAAAAGGATATAAATATGCAACCGAAGCAGACATTTTAAATGTAGCCTTATTCGGGAAAACTGCAAAGCAATGGCGTGAAGAAACCGGAAATAAAAAAGAGAATATGCGTGATCATGCAAGTGTCGAGCAACTCATTGTTTTAGTTAACTTAGAAAGCATGAATGCTGATTTGATACGCCAGGGGTTATCACCACAAGAACGTTTACAAAAACTCCGTAGTGTTGCTTACTATCAGCTCAACTCTTTATACAATAGCAACGTTGCCAATAAATTAAAAACCACTATTCAAAATCAAATCGAACAGAAATAAAAAACCGCCCTACTCTTTCAAGCAGGACGGTCACGCTCCCGATGATACGGTAGCCCTAGACAAGCATATTGTATCATTCGGAGCAGCCAAGTGCAAGCGGAACACACGTTCCACGCTGGCTGTTATTTTTATACCCATTTTTACATACACTGTACAAGAACAAAGGAGTGATACTATGCTTAGAATCGGAATCTATCCACGAAAATCGGTCTACCGGGACAACAGTGACTCGGTGCAGGTGCAGATCACGGCGTGCAAGGACTACGCCCGGCTGATGTTCAAGGATCAGGAACTGGATTTCAGAATCTACGACAAGGACGAGGGGTTCTCCGGGAAGAATACGCACCGCCCTTCCTTTACCGAACTGATGGCGGATGTCAAGGCGGACGAACTCGATATCATCATCGTCTACAAGCTGGACCGTATCAGCCGAAGCGTCAAGGACTTCTCCGAGATCTATGAGACGCTGCAGCAACACAATGTCTCTTTCCTGTCGGTAAAAGAATCCTTTGACACTTCTACGCCTATGGGACGGACCGTTATGTACATCCTCTCGGCATTTGCACAGTTGGAGCGCGAGAACACCGCAGAGCGTGTTGCGGACAATATGGCAAGCCTGGGAGAAGCCGGGAAATGGACAGGCGGCACCCTTCCGCCGGGTATGACCTCTGTCCGTAAGAAGATCGGCGATAAGACACACTCCTATCTCATCGTGGACGAGCAGCGGATCAAGACGGTAAAGTATATCTTCTCCCTCATGCTCTCCGGCACATCCATCACCAAGTTGGAACATACGCTGCGACAGGATGGAATCCGCACGGAACGGGATGCCTTTTACAGCTGCAGCAAGCTATACAACCTCTTCACCAATCCAGTCTACTGCGCCAACGATATGGACGCGTACTACTACTTTCTGGAAAAAGGCTACAAGCTTCCTGATCCGGCACTCTTCGACGGCAGGCACGGGCTGATCGGCTACGGCCGCACCACGCAGTCCAACGGAACGACCGTCAGAAAAGATACCTACTCGATCGCCATCGGCATTCATGATCCGATCCTCTCCGGTGCCGACTGGATCGCCATCCAGAAGCGCCTTGGTCAGAACAAATCCACCCGGTACGCCAAGTACGAAGCCGGGATTTTAAAAGGCACACTCCGATGCAAGTGCGGCGTGAAAATGAATATCCGTACATACAAAAAGAACGGCAGCCTGTTCTCCTATTACTACTGCCCCAAAATGGCGCGTGAGGGAGTGTCCGCCTGCGATACCGGCTATACGCGGGTAGATGACATTGACGACCGTTTTTTACAGGAATTAAAAAAAATCAAGCTATCTCCGGACAGCATTGAACTTGAGGAAAATGTCTCTTACGTCGATACCGGCAAGATGCGCGCCGATCTGAAAAAGGCAAACGACTCCATCCGGAATCTGATGAACGCACTCTCCGGCAGTGCCGATTCTTCCGCGGCAAAGTATATTATTACTGAACTGGAATCCCTGGACAAAGAAAAGGCTGTCCTCGAAAAGAAGCTTCGCACCGCAGAGCAGCGCAACCGAAGGGCGGCAGTGTCCGCCGAGACAAAAGAATATGTGTATCACCGGATATGCAATCTGCTTGACAACATGGATGCTATGAGTTATACCGAGATTAACGAACTGATCCGTTCCATCGTAAAATCCTGTGTTTTCGATGGTGATCATCTCGATGTGATGTTTTAACGCCCATCTACTTTTCATTCAGATTGGGGTTCCGACCTGCCCCATCATATCATGTCCCAGATGCTGTCTCTGATATCCATAGCTTCTTGACACCCCGAAATCATCATAATCACTGTACTCAAACCCTTTTGCGATCGGCGAAAATGCTTTCAGACCATACTTTTTTACATATGCCCCATCCTCCTTTTCCTGGATCTCATATTCACCGACCATACCGCCAAGAACCGCTCCGTATGCATCCCTGTAATAGGAAAACATCTTCAGATCTGCGGTCATACGCTCCATCGTATCCTCCCCGCAGAGAATTTTTTCAGCAGCGGTACGCATGTCCTCCGTTGCTCCGGCTCCAAAATCTCCGCCGTTCTTTGCCCCGACGTACGCCAGAAGATCAATCCAGTCAAGATGCTGCTTTTCTCCATAACTGCCTATGTCATACTCGTATGCCCTGGACAACGCCTCATACGACACATTAAAATCTACCCATTTGATATAGCCGTCCGCCGTTGTTTCCACGGCTGATTTTTGCGGCAGCTTTCCATTCTCCCAGAGGATTACTCCCATCAAAAAAAGTAGTGCCGCCTCAAGGATCACGGCCGAGCGGATCCGCCTGCTTCTCTCCATTCCTTTCTGTTCCGTTTTCCATTCCTCACTGTCATGGTCGTTTTGTTCATTATATAAAAAAAGACTGCAGACTATTCCCGTCTGCAATCTTTACAGATACCGTATAATATAGAATTTTTGCACTGTAGCTGAAATCCGTGGTCCTTTTGGATGTGCTCTGCAATCTCATCCATAAATCCGCAGTCGAGATGAATGATGCATCCACATTTGACACATTTCAGATGAAGATGCTCATCGCAGTGCTGTCCCAGTTCCACGTACTGATACACTGCCTTTCCTCCCGCCTCCGCCACATATTTCATGACGGTGCCATCTGTGGCAAGCTTATCCAGATAACGGTAAATCGTCGTGATATTGACGGCATCGCCGTTTCGCTTCAGATATTGATCGATATCCGCCGCCGTCACGGTCCGGTCACTGTTGCTTTTTAAAAAATCAAGAATCTTTCTGCGGCTGTTTGTCGCATATCCACTCCCTGCCAT